AAAAAACCGACTCCAATACCAAAAAATAAATTTGCCTATAAATTAATGAAAGGTGTATTTGGTACTCTTCTTGGTTTAATTGTTGCTAGTTTAGGGTTCTTTGGTTATTTTAAATGGGTTCATGATGGTCCATATCCAACATGGATGCCTCTATTTTTAATTGGTGTTTTTAGTGACTTGGGTATAAAGCATGCTATGTCTGTTCCAGAAATGATGACCCCTATAGAAATAGATCAAACAGCAGAATTTAATGAAGCATATAATCAATATAATAATCATATGAATTCTCAACTTACACAACCAATAATGACAGAAACTACACCAATCGTTCAACAATAATTATTACTAGCGAATTTTAGCCAATAATCATATTAACATATAAACTAAATAATATTATTTAATAATTTGTATAATGATATTTATCTCAAGTAATATTATACAGATTATACAATGCTTACTTTAAAAGATACAGTTACAATTCCTAAACAAAAGAAATTTGGAGATTATGAATATTTTGTAGATTATAAACTATCAAAAGAAGCAGAAGCAGAGATTAAAAAAAATGAAGCAAAAAATGCAAAATTACCAAAATTACAACAAAAATTTTCTGAAATTAGAAATGAACATACTTCTAAGTTACTTGAAAAATATTTTGGAACATGGCAAAAAAATGAAAATAAATTTATTCTTCGAGAATCTTCTGATGAATATAACAAAAGATGGACAAATGAATTATGGGAATTATATCAAAATAAATTAAATAAGGTTAATGCAAAATTCGATGATATAAAACTTCCAACAAAAAAAAAATGGAATAAAAAAACAACACATAGAGTCCATAGTTATCTTATCAGAATACATTTAAAAAAATTTTTTAGTATAATTAAAAAATGGGAAAAACAAGTTATAGAAAATGAAGGAATTATTTTTAGAGAAACTTATAGAAAAGATAAAATTATTGCCGCTAAAAGAAAAAAAGCAAAAGAAGCAGCAGCAAAACTAAAGGCAGCCAAAAAGAAAAAATTATATAAAAGAACCAAATTAAAGTTAAAGAGAAAAGAAACAATTAGAAACGATAAAAAAAGTTTTAAAGAAGAAACTAGAGATACACTCAGTTTGATTCAATCTTATTCTTTATATCTTATTTTAAGTATTTTATGTTTCTGTGGATGTTTTTCTGGATTTATTTATCTAAGAGATGTAGAAAAAATGTTTGAGTCAACACCAAAATAAATATTAATAAGATTTATTATTTTTATGAACCTTAAATAATATTTATCTATATTAATAATATATTTTATGACAGGTTATTCAATTAAAGAAGCATTTACAAATAATGAAGAACATTATGGTTTTATTCAATCTTTTATAAAAAAAATAAAAAAAGAAACAAAAGGAAAAACTAAATTAGATAAAATGAGAAACTTACAAAAAAGACTTGCTCATATGCCCGTAATAATCTATGATAATTGTAATTATCAAGGAGATAGACTTATTTTAAAAGTAGGAAATTATAATAGTCTTCCAAATTTTAATGATAGAATATCATCAATTAGAGTTCTTCCTTCTTTCAAAATTACAATATATGAACATAATAATTTTACTGGCAAATCAATGACACTTACTAGAAGTAATTCATGTTTAGTTAATCAAAATTGGAATGATATTGCTTCTTCTGCAAAAGTTGAAAAATTAGATGTTAAAGTAGATGATAGAATAAAAACGAATAATGTTAATGTTGGTAGAGGAATTCAAACAGTTAATGTTGGTAAAGTATCTAGTAAAATTGGTAGTGATAAATCTGTTAAAGCACCAAAAATAAAAAAACCAATTAAAATTAATCAAAAATTAGGTAAAGATATTAAAATGCCAAAAAAAGTATTTGAAGATTTTACTATTGAAACAGATCATGAAAATGTTGCTAGAAATTGCTTTATTATTATATTAATTTTATTTATTGTAGCATATTATTATTTTAATTTAGAAAAATAAATATTAGAAATAATTTTTATAATCAAAGAGATATTATCTTTGATTATAATATATTAAAGTTATGTTATCTCTTGAACAAGAACTATTTGGTAATACAAAAATAAGTGTTCAAAAAAAAGTTCAAAAAAGAAGAATTAAAGTTAGAAGAAATAGAAAGACTAAAACATTTATTTATAGAAACAAAAAAAATCCAAGTGAAAAATTTGTAGTTAAATTTGATTTAAATCAAATTAAAAAACATTTATCTGGAAAAGCAAAACTAAGTGATAAATTTGTTGTTGTAAAAAGAGTTCTTGATAATAAAGTGATTGAACATTTTTACGGGTGTAATTGGTTTTGTCGAAAAAGAAGAAAAGCGGAAAGAGCAGCAAGAGCAGTACGTGACAGAGCAGCAAGAGCAGCAAGAGCAGCACGTGACAAAGCAGCAAGAGCAGCAAGAGCAGCACGTGACAAAGCACGAAGAGCAGCGGAAGCGGCAAGAAGAGCAGCAGCGGAAGCAGCAAAAAGAGCAAGAGAAGCAGCAGAAAGGGCGGCAAGAGCAGCAGCAGAAGCAGCAAAAAAAGCAAAAGAAGCAGCAGCAAGAGCAGCAAAAGAAGCAGCAAGAAAAGCAAAAGAGATTGCGGAAAAAGCAAAAAATGCTGTTAAGAAAGGATTAGATTCACTTGGAGGTTTAAGTGCTTCTCAAATAAGAAAATTAACTGCTATGTTTAAAAAACAACAACAAACATTAGAAGCAGGAAGAAAAGCTCAACAAGCAGCAGCAGAAAGATCACAAAAAGCACAATGGGCAGAAGAAGAGAGAAAAGATGCTGCGGAAAGAGCCAGAATGGAGGCAGAATTAGCAAAAGGTAAAAAAGATGATTCTATTAAAACACCTCAACCTAAATTTGAAGATAAAGATGTAAAAGAGATTAATGTTGGTAAAGGAATGAGTAAAGATCTAGGAGATAGTAATAAATATAAATCTCCATCAATTAATACTAAAATGGATGTTACCATGTCTAAAAAATCTCAAGAATTTGAGAAACCCTCTAATCCTGATTGGGAAGATTTTATGAATATAGGACCAACTCAATCATTTAAAATATCTTATATTGTTATCATTTTATTACTTATTTTTTTATATTATACTTATACTAAATAGACTGAATGCGTCTTATGGATATAATAAAAATAATTTGAATAATATAATAATATTCAAATTATGAATAAAAAGATCCATCTCAATGAAAGATTATTAAAAGAAGTTGAATTATTACGAGGAGAAAGGTCTGTATTAAAGAAAAGAATTGATTGTTTAAAAAGTGATCGAAAAACATTACATGAACAAAATAAAAAATTAAGAAAAAAAATGTTAAAATTAAAAAATGATGTAATAATGTTTAATGATACACCTAGAATAAAAAATTTGAATAATTTATGTGACTATTGGTTTTTAAATGTAAATGATTTATTAGAATTAAAATGGAAACCACCATACTTTCAACGACCTGTAGATGAAGAACGAGTACAAGATATTGTTGAACATTATCAATTAAAATTAAAGGATAATGTTTTTGAATTTATATCACCATTAATAGTTGCTAAATATGAAGATATGTTATATATTATTGATGGACAACATCGTTTAAAAGCGATTGAATATTTATTTGGTCATGATGAAAAATTTAATGAAGATAAAAAAATACCACTAGTTGTTATTCCAGCAAATTCAATGGACCATATTGAAGAATTATTTCAAACTTTAAATAAATTATTACCATTATCAGATGTATATAAATTGGAGGATAAAAATAAAAAGAAAATTATTGTTGACGCTTCAGCACATTTTTTCCGAAAATATCGTAAAATTTTTACAGCAAAAAAAGCAAGAAGGCCCTTTATTAATAAAAATGATTTTGAAAATTATCTTTTAAATAATGATGTAATTGAAGATTTAGATATTATTGATTCAAGTAATGATTTAATCTTTGCATTAGAAAAATTAAATACATTTTATAAAAATCAACCATATGATTACTTTCCAAAAAAAGGTCAAGCAAATTTTGGTTCTATTGTAAAAAAAATAGAAAGTAAAGGAGGATTATATTTTGGATTATTTCCTAAATTTGAATGGATTAATGATCTTAGAAAAAGAGTTTGGCAACAAGAAGATACTACTATGGGTAAAGGATTAAGAGATCAAGTTTGGAATACATATATTGGTATAAAATATGGAATATATCCGTGTTTATGTTGTGATATTGAGCAAATTTCACAACAAAATTTTGAAATGGGTCATATTATTTCTCAAAAAAATGGAGGAAGTAATAATATATGTAATTTAAGACCAATTTGTTCTAAATGTAATAAATCTATGGGAATTAAAGCAATGTTTGATTATATGGATCAGAATGGATTAAATATTATTTATTCAAAAAAAATGAAAAAAATATATAACTCAAATTCTAAAAAAGAATTTTATAAAAATGCAGCATATGATACATAATGACAAGTTCTACAATAATATCTTGAACAATTATGACATCTATTTATTCCATTATGAATATATCTAGAACATTTATCACATTGCCTAACAATAAAATAATATTTATGTATAACAGTACATATTTCTTTTGGAAGTATTCCTTTTAGGTATGAATCTATCTTTTCAACCGATATTTTATTCGCTGTTAACATTATTTATATATATATAAATAATAATTCTTCCAAAGGGTGTTTAAATTTCTAAATTAATAGATTTTCTATAATTATTTACACATATGTATAGAAAACTTAAAAGTTTGTCTCTGGAACAGATTATTGAAAAAGATGTAAAAAAAAATCCTAAAAAAACACAACATAAAAAAAATGAAGAAATTGTTCCTGAAATGAAATTATCAATGTATGAAAAAAATAATATTATATTTGATTTATTTGAAAAGTTAGATAAAAAGAAAAAGTTAATAAATAAATCTTCTATTAATCATAGTTTTTTCAGAGATTTAAACATTTTTGATAAAGATCCGAATTCAATCTTTAATATGATTAACAAAAATAGAACTTTATTAGGTGAAATATCATCTAAAATTTTATTATATTTTCCATTACATGATATTGAATTATTACAAAAAAGACAACAAATAATTAAAACATTGAATAAATCTCATAATTCAATTGATACTCTTTTAATTAATTTTAAAAAAATTGAAGAAGATTTATTATGGTTATTCCATAAAAGAACTGAAGAAGAAGATGATTATTTCAAAAGTTTATATTTTACAAGCACTTATCTGCAATTTTTAAATAAAATTCCATTATGTTTAACAATATATCATTTTTATTTTACTATAATTACACCATTTACTGCGATTTTATCACCAATCGTATCATTTCTAGTATCATATATAACTTTAAGATTTATAACCGGAGTTAATATTGGTATGTGGAAATTTTATAAATTATTTAAACTTGGTATGGGTGGAATGTTAACACCAATATTAGGACCGTGGTATCCATTACTATCTACACTTGGTTATGGTTTTATGTATATAATGGGAGGATACAATACTATTACTAATATAATGAAACGTATGGAAAAATGTAAAATTATATATCAAAAATTATCAGCCATTTCTAAATTAGTAAAGACAATAAATTCAATAAATTTTATTTTAATGAAAGAAAACATATTTGAATACTTTTGGACCAATCAATTAGAGAAAGATTTTAATACAGTCAATAAAATATATTCTAATAACGATAGTTATGGATATTTCAAAAATTGGGGAAATATATTATATATATTTTCAAAAATAGATGTTCATAGTGATTGTATTTCTAATTTAATGAAATATATTGGAACAATTGATTCTTATATGTCTATTGTAAAATTACAAAAATCGAAATCAATTTGTTTATCAACATTTGTAAAATTAAATAATCCATTAGTAGAAATTAAAAATTTAATACATCCAACATTATCTAAAAATAAAAATGTAATATCAAATGATATAAATTTAAATAAAATTAGAAATATATTATTATTTGGACCAAATGCTTCGGGTAAAAGTTTATTTATTAAATCTTTAGTAATTAATATTTTATTATCTCAAACTTTAACAATATCATATTGTAAATCTATTAAATTAACACCATTTGCTATACTTAATACTTACTTAAATATACCCGATATGGTTGGTAAAGAATCTTTATTTGAAGCAGAAGTTCATCGTTGTAAAGACTATATTAATCGAATCAAAAAAGCTAAAAAAACTAATTTTGCATTAACTGTTTTTGATGAATTATTCTCTTCTACTAATTATTATGAAGGTATTTCTACATCATATGCGATATGTAAATATCTATCAAAATTCCCGAACTCTGTAAACATTATTACGACACACTTTCATAAATTATCAAAAATAGAAAAAGAAAATTTATTTAAATGTTATAGCATGAAAGTTAGTCAAAAGGATAATGGTGATATTCGATTTCATTATAAATTAGAACAAAAATTAGTGAAAAAGAAATTGGCCATAGAGTTATTACGTATGAAATCATTGGATAAAGAAATTATTGATTGTGCGTTAAAATTTTATAATGATACTTTTATGAAAAAAAAAAAGAAAAGAAAGAGAAAAAAGAAGAAAAATCAAAAAGAATTAATTATAATCGAAAATTAAAAAAACAAAAATAAAATTGAAATGCGTTTCATTTTAGAAAATTAAATAATAAATTAAAACATAATACAAAAATGGCATCCTTTGTAGTAAAACATAAAAATCTTAATATCAAGAACATCACCTTCAGTGATGTTAAACAAACTAAAATGGGTGGGTCAAATATCTATCTTAGATATAAGAATCCTACTACTTCCCAGGAACATAATCTTTATGTTCAAACTCCTAAAATGTTCTGTCCTTTTGGGGCATCATCTTATAAACAAACGGATAGTACTCAACTTCCCCGTTATAATATGAATCTTTCCTTTGGTAAAGATAAACCTGAACTAAAAAAATTTCAAGATAAGCTTGCTGCTCTTGATGAACTTGTTCTTGATAAAGTTCTTAATGATCCTAAATTACTTGCTCTATTAAACATTAAGTCAAATAAAGATAAAGACAAGACTCGTGCTGGTCTTTCTTTTCTACAAGTTCCTACTATTAAATTCCCTAAAGATGATACTAAAGATTATCCACCTGTTCTTAGTGTCAAAATCCCTACCAACTTTTCTACTGGTAAATTCAC